AGAGCAATCTATATTATGCATGTCTTGTTGACCCTTAGATCGAGCACAGAAAGACTTTCTACGCTTAGCATCTTTACTGCCTGGTTTTGGATCTCCAGTTACTGCTGTTTTTAACTTAGAACCGGGATTTTCACGACGATATGCTTTAACAGCAGCACGACTCATACCATCAGTTTTATCTTTTTTATTGACCTTCTGCCAATCTTCATCAAGTTCTGCTCTCCAATCAGAAAATTCTTCAAATCTAACTTTTGGTTTTAATTTTTTTCCGGTTGTTGATGGTACGAATTCTCCCGTTTCTTGAGACTTCATATCTTTAGTATCAACATCACCATCGACATCAGCATCAACTCTCTTTACTGCCTTTCCAGAAAGTTTTTTGAGATTACCACCACCAATCTTAGATTCAACTTCTTCTTTCTTCACACAGTTGTTGTAGGTTTTACCAAACATCTTTTTGGTTCCTTTCTTCTCATATCCAGGCCAACATTTTTTTGCCTCGTTCATCTCTCCACTATCTACATAATCTGCAGCAGTATCAATATAATCGGCAGCTTTGGTAAGTTTTGACTGAACCCATGCTTCAATATTTCCTTCCCCCTTCATCTTTTCTTTTAATCTTCTTGCTGCATTAATAATTGTAGAGAGTTGAGATCTTGCCATAGAATATTCATGATCCTTAGATTCTGTTTTATTTCCCCAATTAGCAGCACCAACCTTACGGCACTTCACAAGGGCACCTGAGGCATATGCAGAGGGCCAAACACTATATCTGGACTTTACTTTATGATAGCAGGCATCTTTCGTTCCACTGCCTTTACCTTTTTTGTCTTTTGCTTCAGTTACTTCTACTTCTTCTTTTTTCATTTTCTTTTTGGGATCTGTAGAAACATATGTTGGTTTTGCAGCACCAGATTTTTGTTGTTGACCTGGATCTGCTTTTTTCTTTCTTCTAGCAGCAGATAATCTTTCTGCCTTACTCATACTTGCTCGTTTTGATGAAGAAACGCACTTTGGTGTACCCTCTCCTGGTTCATCACTGGCGCAAGTCCCACCTGTGACGACATTAACCCAACCACCTTTACCATCTTTTGATTTTGATCCTTTAAACCACTTGTGAAGGGTTCCCTCACTAACGCCACCATTAGAGCCCCCATTCCCATTTCCATTCCCATTCGTTTGATTTCCATTTCCATTCAGTGGTTTATCAATGCCAACTTCCTCAGGTTCTTTTCCGCCACCGGAAAATCTTGCGGTCACTTTCATTCCCTTAGAAATGGGCTTACACTTTTTATCCGTGTAACAATAATAGTAACCTGATTTACACTTGGACATATTTATTTTGAATCCGTATTATTATTTAGAAAACCCTGCTTGAGCATTTTTTGAAGTTCCGATGTAGATCCAACAAATACGGCATTATTAGTGACATTGTTTGTTGTTTTCTTCCCATTTTCTTCTAGTTCTTTTATCTTTTTCTGCAAATCTGCTAATTTATCTGTTGTATCCGCAACACTTTTTATGAGTTGACCGGCAACTTCATATGCTCTAGGACTTCCTCCTTCACCGGCAAGTTCCATAATACCATTAATTGCTTCTTGACCCTTTTCAATTAATGAATACAGATTTGCTCTTGTATACTCATAATCCTTTTGAATATCTTGATTTTCTGGAACAATTTCACCAGATACTGGTACAATATCATTCATATCATTATCAGTCATAAGTTATTAAATATCAGTTTGTTGAGTTGGACTATAAGTTTTAGAATCTGAGAAGAAAGTAGTTGTCTCATTAAATCCAAAATCATCATCAGGTCCAAGTAATGCATCATCTGCCGCATTGACAACGCCATCACTATTTTTATCTGTTAATGCCTTAGGTGTAGCAGTATATCTCATTTCACGTTTTGCAGTTTGTGTATTAGTATTTGCATAATAATCAACCTGAACTTTCTTAATAAGACCCTCAGAACTATCGGCAACAGGACCAAACATGTAAGTTTTGGCAGTAAATCTAAGCGTATAAATCAGTGCTCTTCTTGTAGAAAAATCTCCCTCATAATCGTCTTGAAAAGAAATACTATCTAAAACAATTGGAACATCTCTTTTTTCTCCGATAGAACTAATTAAATCTATTGTAACATTAAATGATGGTTGAAAATATGGTAAAATCTGCTCTACAATTTGAAGAGCATCATCATTTAATTTTGATAATATATTGAGTTCAAAATTAATATTATAAGGAACCGGCATAAAAACTTTTTTTACAGCAGAAGTATTTTTATCAACTGCCTTGAAAGTTTGTGTAATTCCGGTTTTCCTTGTAGAATCATATTGAATACCATTCATTTCAAAAGACATTCTTGGAAGAGTAATTTGAACAGGTTTGTTTAAATCTGCCTGCTGTTCAATTCTTGCCAAAAACTTTTGAGATGGTCCATATGCTAAAGGAACTTTTAACTCACTATAGAGATTTCCATCCCCATCATCATGACGAATATGAATTTGATTAAACAATGTGCCAAAGGCAACAATTGTTTTTCTCATTATTTCATGATAGTAATAAGTTCCTAACATTAATATGTACCAAATGGATTAGTTTCTGTAAAGTCTAATAAGGTGTCTGCCTCTATTTCTATTTCATCACCTTTATCGTATTTATCAGTAACATCCTCGGACTTGATTGAACTTAGTTTATAAGATGCTGAGGATGCAGATCCAACAACTGTATCACCACGACCAAAAGTACCACTTGTCGCACCGAGGTTTAATGTATTTGTAGATCCGTCCCAAGACTTAACTCTTCCGGTAGCACCTGTAAGTGAACCCGTAACAACCTCATTAAATTGAAAAGTTCCGATTCCAGATGTTGGAGAGGAAATTGTAATTGATGGTGCTGCAGTATATCCAATTCCAGGATCCGTAATGTATATTGCACTTACATTATTTGATGTAGAAACAACGACTCTTGCCGTAGCAGTGGTTAATCCTGAAGTTACATAATCCTTATCACCTACAGTGTTAGCAATGCTAACATTAGGAACAGTTGTATATCCACTACCAGAATTAGTAATATTAAATCCAGTTACCACACCACTTTCTAATAATGGTGTTGCTAATGCGGTTGTTCCTATACCGGTTGTTACACCACTTCCAATCTTAAGATATCCATCATTAGATCCTCCCACAACCTGAACAATATCATTAGTGACATATCCATATCCACCATATAAAATAGATTGAACTCCATTAATTTGTTGTTCCGCACCACTTACAGAAACTTGAACTTTTAATCCAATTCCAGATCCTGTAGTTGCGGTAGTCTCATAAATTTCTCCATCAGAATATCCAGATCCTGTCGATACTGATGCGTCTGTTCCAGATGAATTAGACAAACTTACTGTTGTGGCAACACCAGATCTTGTTGGAGGAGAGTCAATTATAACATTAGGTGCTGATCCATAGAATTTTCCACCTGTTGATAATGTTAGTGTTGTGATTGTTCCGGCAGATCCTACAGTCGCGGTTGCAGCAGCTCCAGGACCTACTGGTGTTGGTATGGTTATGGTAGGAACACTAGTATATCCTGATCCATTATCAGTAATTGTATATTTTCTGATACCTTTTAGTGATGTTTCTATACTGCAAGTTGCACTTGCACCAACACCACCGCCACCAGATATTGTGATAGTTGGAGTTTCTGTGTATCCAACACCCGCATTTGTTAATAAAATTTCCTTGATAGAATATACATTATTTCTAACCGTTGTGATTGCCACTGCAGTGGCATTTGCATCCACATTTCCTTCTGGAGATGCCGTGAATGATACTGTTGGAGTGCTGGTATAACCATATCCATCATCATTTAGAGTTATGGATCTAACATAACCAGTGGATGCTTGTGTTGTGGCAGTTGCTGTAGAAGATGCTCCAACAAGAATTAAAGATGTAATAAATCCAGTATCGGCAAGAAGATCATCTATCTCTTCAGAACCTGTACTGAGGCTATCAATACTATTCATTTCATCTTCATATTCAAAGAGTTCACACTTCAGTTGATAAACATAATTTTTTCCCAACTGATAAAATGGTTGCTCATGTTCAACAAACTTAACTTCAAATAATCTTTTACCTAATGGAAAATATACTAAGTCTCCTTCTCTGGGACGAGTCGTAACAAAATCATCACCAGTTTGATTAAACAATCCTGTATGAGATTCATATGTAGGAGGAACACCTGATACAAATGTGGCAATAAAATCTTCGTACCTTTCTTTTGAAATTGTTAGTGTTAATTCATCTTTTAAACTCATTCCAAACTTCGTCATAATATCACCGGCACCACCATATCCATCATATGTGTTTACATATGCCTCGATAGCAAAGTTATCATTAAATTTTGATGACTGTATATCATTTAAAATATTGTCATGATTAATAATTGTTCGAGGTAAGTATATTACTTCAACACCATAAATTGTGAGCTGCTCATTAATCAACTCTTGAATAAGTCTTTGCTCACTCTGTGAACCTTGTAAAAAGAAAGGATTAAGTGCCATTATCCAATAAAGTCGTAAGGTGGTAATTCATAGTCTTGCATCATTCTAGTTCTAAGAGATTCTATTTCTCTTTCACCATCTTCATAAATTTCTCTACCATTCAATTCAATACCTCCAGGAAGTTTAACTCCTCTAAACTTAATTAAGTTTTGACCCCATTGTCTCTTAATAAGAGCAGTAAGATACTGTTTTACAAAACTATCATTATAAACTTGATTAAAATCTGCAGGATCAAGTGCTCGATAACAATCTATTACCAAGTATGTATCCTTTTCTTGAGCACTCCAATCTAAATCCAAATATAATCTATCTTGTCTTTTGTTAAATCTTACTTGTTTATCTGTCGTCAATAAAAAGTCGATATCCTCAAGATATGTTTTAACCATAGAATATTGCAATAATTCTACAGAATTGAAATA